CTGCATGTTGAAGGCAAACATGGCCTTCCCAATAGGTGCGAGTAGGTAGTCATCGATGTTCCGAACAACAGCTTTGATGTTAGCGGCAGCAGCACCCATAAGCATGGGCATACCGGCAGCAGTGCGTCCCACCCCCGTGACGCCTGTGGAGCCGTGCGTGAATGAGGGGATACCAGTGCTTTCATCAGCAAGCTGACGGGCCTTATCAAACATCATCATCAGTTCTTGAGACACGTTAGGGAACTTAGTCCCGAAGATTGCCTGACCAGGAGCGCCTGCCTGACGACGAAACACTTTGCCAGGGTACACGGACAAGTCTTGACCAGGTACGAGGTTGGTTTCATCGATCTCAATCAGGAGATTTCCTGACAGAGCAGCATTGTCTACGCTTAGACGCATGAAGCCGTTAAGCAAAAGCTGAGTGTCTTCCATATTCTCAGCAACACCGATGCCAAAGAAGCTATACGGGTTAAGCTCGTATGGAACTGCGTGGTAAGGAATGCGGCTTGGCGTGAAGGGGTTCATTACCAGGCGAAGGATTTGCCCATTACAGATCCAGATGTTTACCTGAATCTCATCAAAGTCCTTATAGGCCTTAGGGATGTCTATATCAGCCTGCTCGGCGGTAGTACGATCAATCACACCCCAGTATTCCAGCACTTCAAAGCGTTCCATATCAGAGTTACCCGTATGGTCCTCAAGTGCATTCTCCCAGTGTTCCTTGATGTAGGATGGCCCCATTTCAACGGCGGCGTTAATGCTCTCGCTGCGGAAGTGTGGGCGTTTCTTCAAGGCACGTAGCTGTGTGCGACTATGTCGGTGGCGCTGGACGGTGTATTCAGCCTCATCCATATTGCGGGCGTCAGGATCAGGGTAAAAGTCCCATACACTTACATATTCAACCTTAGGGATGGTCTCAATAATAGGATCGTAGTTACCTTTGTCATCCCAGCGTGGGTATTCCTTATCCTGTGCAAAAGGGCCTTTAATAATGCCTTCACCGAACAGGGCGCACTCGAAAGCCATTGACCGGAGATGCTTAGAGGCTTGGCTCTCATCCAACTGGTCATGCATCTTGCGTTCCATGCGGCGGGCGGCTTCTTTAGCAGGCTCAAACGTAGCAGAACCAGGGCTAACGCCTGCACCCGCAGCTAGTTCCTCATGCACAGGAGATAGGAGTTCTTTATAAACCCCTAAGTCACGGGCGATGTTAGGACGTGCGATGGTGCGGGGTACTGTGTAGTCAACGCCAACCCTTTCCTTAATGGACTTAGATGTAATGGCGTTGGGGTCGAAATTAATGGCATCAGCCACGTTATTTGGGTATTTACGGGCCTCAATTCCAACAGGGAACTTAGAACCAGCGAACAATACGTCCGTCATTTGGGCATACGCCGCCAGAACCTTAGTCTTGGTGATCTTAACGAAGGCCTTAGACTTCTCAGTGTCGGTAAACTGCACTTCAGGGCCGTAGATACCCCGATAGTTGCGATATGCCATAAGCCATCGGGCTTCATCTGCCTGCCGTGCGGTCTTTGAGCGGGCAAACTGACTGGTAATGTAGGCTACAGCCCCAGAATACTTGAGGTTTTCCTCTGCTACGTCAGAACCCTCATCAAGGGCGACTGCAACGTCCATCTCCACTGTCTTTGTGGAGGTTGAGTTGGTGGGTTTATCCATCAATGCCATGCTTTAGTATCCAAACGTGCTATCTGCGGGTTTGTAGGTGTTAGAGGGAACACCATTGCCCATATCGAAGGGGGAAAATGATCGGGGTCTGCTCATCACACCATACCGAACGCTGTCGTAGGTGTGGTCGGAGGCATACCGCTGATCAATGTCGTCAGTGCCTTTTGGGCAGGAGGGTATTACAGGTAAATCAGCGATAATCTGTCGGCATGTGTTGAAGAATAATATGCCTGGTAGGCCTGTGTCCTCATTAACCTTGAGGCGCTGATGCAGGATGTTCTTACCGGCTACTCTGGCACCTGCTGTACGGTCTGAAGGACGCCATCTGGTGCCTTGCTTAACCATTTCTTCCGCAATGCTGGGGCCAAGCTGACCACGGTTATGCCAGCAACTGCTGTCGAGGACGCCGTAAGAGATACGATCCGCTGCATCCGCCTCCTTCACTGCACGACCTAAGTCCACGCCTGTGTGTTTGGAGAGATACAGTTCACGGTAAACAACTAAGGTCTCAAAAGCAGGATCAATGGCAAACCAGTGTACTGCGGAGAAGCTGCTGTAGCCGTAATCACAACTTCGGAACCGTACCCAGTCCTTAGGGATCTCATACGGCTCAATAACATGGGTATTCTGGCGAAACTCTGAGAAGGCGGCACCATCCGCCACTGACCAATCACCCTCTAGTAGCTGCCGTCTCTGCATCTCTGGCAGGGATAGTAGGTTGGCCTCGTATTGGCCGTCCTCAGACAGATAGGGATTGTCGTGTAGGTTGGCAGGGATGAATCGTCTGTAAAATAGTGGTTCACCAGCCTTTGCGTGGGTGTCTGGATAAACTAGCGCCTTGCCAGTCTCCAGATCAGTAGCGGCGAACTTCTTGCCTGCAGGTGCAGGATCGATGAACATCTGCTTAACCCACTGGTGACCAGGGCCTCCAGGGTTCGTAGTAGCCCGCATGAACGTAGGCAGGTTAGGGTCCGTGGTACGCAGTCGAGACCGCATGTAGTTCCAAGCAAACGGTGAGGCATGCTGGGTAAGCTCATCAAAGGCGATATAAGAGAACGCCTGTCCCTGATAACGTAGAACATCGTCGTCACGTTCAAGATAAGTCATCCAGATACGTGCGCCACTTGGGAACACCCACTGTGACTTCTTCTCCTGCCACTTAGCACCTGGGTAGGCCTTAGGATAAACCTCCTGAGACTTCCAAATCAGTTCCCGCAATTCATCGTTAGTTCGACGCAGGATAATGCCGTTGAATGCGGATTCACCAAAGTACCGCATAGGGTCGGCTAGTAGGCCGTAGGTTTTTACCGCCACCGGCTGATCCTCCGTAAAGAACCTCAAACACAAAG